TCATACCTCCGTATATGGCATTGATTTAATCCATTCTGCGACCTCCTGCGGCAACTGATCTTCAATGATCACTGCTTCCGCATCTGCATCAACGGACGCTGCTGTATTTACAACCACATATCCGGGCAGTTGGTTTGGGGCAAACACCATAAGGGCTTGCGGCTGCTCCGGCATGTCAATCTCTACTATCCGCCACGTCTCGCTTACATCCAACCACGGAAATATATGCACTATGTTTTGCTTATTCATGATTCCTTCACCACCTTTCCTGCGTAAGGATTTGTGCGAACCCCGCAAATGAGGGACTGAATCCATGACTGTACTTCTTCATCGCTTGATGCATCGCGTCCGAAGGTTGCCTTAAACGAGCGCCTGTTCTGTTTTGATGCCAACGCATTCCATTCCTCGGCGCTCTTTTCAGTGAGCTCATAACATGCGAACGTTTTCCCTGTTTTGGAATCAGTGTAATCGTTGACCCGGCGCACGTTCCGCAAGCCATTAAATACATCGTCAAAATTCGATTTAATCATGCTCTTGTCCTTTCTCCGCCCGTCATGCTATACTTGACACAACGGGCGGCATTGTCGCTTGTGTGGGGCTTTCCTGTGGCGTTGGTCGGCTTTTAGGAAGCCCTTTTCCTTTACGCGATGGAGAACCGCCGCGTAATGCTTTCACGGGTGAACCGGGCGTATACATCCGGCAGCGCTGCTTTCAGAGCTTTGCTATCCAGCCGGGCAGATGTAACCTCTGTCCACCTGATCTTATACTCGCCCGCGATCAGCTCTGTTGCGCCACGCTCCCGCATGACGGCCTTGATCTCATCCTCAATGGCGGTGATCTCCGCCGCGAGTTCCTCCTGCATGCGTTTCAGTTCACGCAGCTCCTTCGCTTTGATTTGCAGCTCGTTCATGTTCTGTCCCTCCTGTGGTATTTGTCGGCTTATCGTGCCGCTCCCGCTGCGCTTAGACGCTCGCAGTGCCGTATACTGGTATCGCCCGTATCGCGGCGGCGGTTTTGACCTTCCCGCTCGGATTCCTGCCCCGGTCAAGTCATCTTCTTGCTGTTGGTATTGCAACTCTAGGGCTCACATCACAAGTCTATGGTTCTTGACTTTCGCAAGGCTTTCGGCCTTGCCGGGGCGGTTTCCCTTGGTATGGTTATATTATACAGCGATTGCTTAATATTGTCAAGCGTTTATAACAAGTAATTACTGAATAATTTTTATTATTTGCTTGCTATAATTAAGATATTGCTATATAATATAAAAATAAGGAGGTTGCACAATGACTATCGAACAAAAAATAAAGATGGCTTTATCCTATTCCGGCATCAGTCAAGCAGAATTGGCAAGAAGAATAGGAACAACGCCATCGAATTTAAATCAAAAAGTTAAGAGAAACACTATAACAAAAGAGGAAATGGAGCGGATTGCTACAGCTCTTGGAGGCATGTGGCGAGCCGAATTTGTGTTTGAAGATGGGACAGTGATATGATGGATAGAATTAGTAAAACCAAACTATACACGATTTTCTCAGGCATGAAACATTTGAATGATACAGGGGAAAGCATATGACACTCTACAACCGCATTGATGCGTACAAGGCGCAAATTGACGCTGTAAGGCCGTTTGAGCATCCGATGCTTGCGCAGCTTCGTGCGTATTACAGAATCGGTCTAACGTGGTCTAGCAACGCCTTAGAGGGGAACACATTAACCGAAAGCGAAACCAAGGTACTGCTAGAGGATGGTTTGACCGTTGGCGGCAAGCCGTTGCGGGATACCTTTGAAGCGTTGGGGCACGCGCAGGCATATGACTTCATGTTTTCGCTGCTGGGCAGCCATGATATCACCGAAGCGGACATGCAAACGATGCACCGCATGTTTTACAGCGACATTGATGCGGAGGCGGCAGGGGTATACAGAAGCATCCCCGTGTTTATCACAGGCTCGGCTTACCCGGTTTGCGCCCCGGCGCGCATTCAGGAGGAAATGACGACCTTGTTTGCATGGGTGCATGCCCACAGAGGGAATTATCATCCTGTGGAGTTCGCCGCAGAGCTGCACAAGCGATTTGTGTTCATCCATCCGTTCATTGATGGCAATGGCCGCATTGCCCGGTTGTTGATGAACACCGCGCTCATACAGGAAGGTTATATGCTGGCGATCATTCCCCCGGTATTGCGGCACGAATACATTGCGCTCTTGGAACGCGCACACACCGACAGCCGCGACTTTACAGCGTTCATTGCTGAACGCGTGCTTGAATCGGAAAAGGAAATTATGCGGCTGCTGCACATTCCGAGGCCATAACAAGGAGGCGTATCATTATGGCAGGTCGAGAGATGGGGCTCGAACTGAAAGCGGTGCAAAGGGAAACGGTGGCGCAGGAGGACAACACATGAAAACTTACACGATCATAGCCGGAGTAAATGGCGCAGGAAAGTCGAGCCTGACGGGTTCACTCAAATATCAGCGCCGCGATCTGGGGAAGATCATTGACGTGGACAAACTCGCGGTGCAGCATGGCGGTTTCATCGAGGGCGGCAAAGCGGCAATCACCATGCAGGCGCGTTATATTGCTGAGGGCATCTCCTTCACGCAGGAGACAACGCTTTCCGGGCAACGTCCTTTGCGTATGGTGAAAGAGGCGAAGGCAGCCGGTTACCATATCCGCCTGTTCTATGTCGGTATCAGCAGCGCGGAGGAAGCCATAAAACGCATTCAGAATCGCGTTGCCAAAGGCGGGCATGATATTCCCATAGAAGATGTGTTAAGGCGGTTCGAGGAGCGTTTTGAGGCGTTGGGACGCATCTTGGAATACTGCGATGAAGCGACCTTCTTTGACAATGAAAACGGATTTGTTGAGGTTGCCCGCTACGAGAATGGCGAGCTTCTCCCCGTGGGAGATTACCGCCCGGCATGGCTGATGGAAATGCAAGATGCATTGCAGGAAGGGGAATAGATCACAGAAAAAGAGCGCGGCGGGGAACAATTATCCCCGCTCTTCGTATTCCCGCCTAAATTTGACTGTGAGCGGTTTTGTGCACTTGACGATGGGAAATAAGCACAAAGTAATAAAATACCGCAGAAGTCAAATATGGAGGTTTTAGAGGTACACGAAGTCTCACAGCCCACATACCCCTGCGCACACAAGGCCGCAAAGGGTTGTACCCAACGCCTTTGCCGCATCTTTTAGTGCGTGAAATCGCAAGAAATCTCAAGAGATCGCAACATAAAAAAGGCGCATAAGCGCCTTAGCATGTATACCACCGCATGAGTGCAGCCATTTGCTCCCGTATCCGTTCCCGCTGCATTGCAGCCGCCTCAACCGCGCTTGTGTGCGTGTGCCGCCACGATGCATGACTTCTGTGCCAATAGGGCACGCTTTCATATTCCGCCCAAAGCTGCAAAAGGCGGCTATTTCGCCGCAAGGTACGCATGCCCTTGTTAAGCGTTTTTCCGTCCGCGCCGCCGCGTTTCCCTTCTTGGAGATAGGTATTGTTAATTGCAGCACACTCTTCTGCGGGGAGAGCGGCTACCGCTTCCCGCACAATGCGCCGCATATCGGCCTGTATGGCCGCTTCTTCCGGGTCGAGCGCGGCGGGGTCTGCAATCAGCTCCACAAGGGGGCTTTCATCTTCTGCGCTGATTGCAGCATCAAGGGAGGCTGTGCCGCCGTTCTCTATGCGCTCCTTTGTTGAATATACCCCCAGCAATTCCCTGACGCGGCGGCGCATATAGAACGTTGCCACGGTAAGGAATGCTCCGCGTTCGGGTTCCCATTCCGCGACAGCTTCGATCATGCCAAGCGCGGCAGACTGGTAAAGGTCTTCAAGGTCTGCGCCCAGGTTACGCTCTGCAAGCCCGGAATATTGCCGGGCAATGTGGTACAGCATGCCATTATTCTGTGTCAACAACGTGTCGAGCCGCCACGTATCCCCGGCTTGAATGCTGGCCGCAAGTTCTTCGTTTGTCATGTTGCTTCCTCCCGTGGTATACTATCCTTATCAGCGGCTTGAAGACCTGCCGTTTTAATGTGGAACTGTGGAACATGTGGAACCAAAACATGTATATGTGTTATAGACACACACACCACGCTATGTGTATTCCCTATATAGGAATACGTGCAAAATGTTCCACAGTTCCACACGCACCCGCAAACGCGCTAAATGCCTAGGAAAATCGCGTGGAACTTGCAGTTCCACAAAGTACCACAAGTTCCACGTATGGAGGTAAGACAGATGAATGACCTTTAATCATCGGTGTATTTATGGCGGTTGTATAGGCTTAACCAGTCATCCAGCCGCATTGTTACAAGCCATTGCTCCCGGTTTCGCCTGTGAAACACTGCGGGCGCTCCATCGTGGAAGCGCTCAGCGTCCCGGACGGCCTGCGCCATTGCCGCCGCCACGTTCAGCCGCTCCACACGCTTTACCTCAACATGCACGCCTGGGAGCCCATTCAAATCCGGCTTTTTCCCGAATGACAGAGATCCGCCTCGCTCTATGTCGTATCCACACTTGCGGAGAAGCAAAGCAAGTTCTCGCTCCCCCGCCGCGCCCTTGCGCTGTGATGCCCTGCCTATTTTCCTTCTCCTATGACTGGTTAATGACAGATTTGTGACGATTGATATAGCTGTTTTTCTAGAGTTTCTCTAGGTTGTGACAATGGTGACGGCTTTTTTTACTATACTTTTTATATGTATATATATTTCTTTTTAATTGTCTACATATATAAAAAGGGAACGCAAAAGCCGTCATACCAGTCATAACAGGCTGCTTACCTGAAAAAAAGCCGTCACCAAGCCGTCATAACCCGTCATCAACCCGTCACAGAATACGGCGCTCCGCTGCTCCACGGCAAATCAGAGCGCGGCATAATGTCCGCGAAAAAGCGCATTTCAGAGCTCCGCCCTTTGGAAAGACCTCGTTGTTTGAGTTCTATGCTCAGCCGCGTTTGCGTCATTGGGCTGTGTCCGTTTTCTTCTGCCCATCGTGTATAAAGCGAATACATGCTAGAGGCTTGTATTTTGCCGCCCCGGCATTCAATCGTGCATTCTTCCAGGAACTTGCCTATCACATCTGAATCTTGCCTATACTCCTTCACGGCTTCTTGAACAGCTTTTGGCATGTTAGCCCGGAGCCCCTCCCGTTGGTATGTTTGGTATCCCTCGATGCACCAATTCAGAATAGCGCTCTGAGCTTCTGGGGTTGATAGTTTCGCTGCAAGCTCCTTGTCTTGTTCGTGTTCTTCAAAATGCCGTTCAAATGGTACGACAATCAGACGGTTACTTGAAAATAAAGTCATATCATTAACGCGCGGAAGATGATTCGTGCTTAAAAAGATAACAAATTCCGGTGTATATTCAAAGCTTTGTTGATACAAATACCGCGCAATTATGCGATCTCGGCCCGTCAAGGTTTTAAGCAATGCTGCATCCAACAGCATGTTAGCTGGGGCTTCCTGTGCAACCACGAGCCGCACCGCACGCAAACGCGCAAACTCTTCGCTTGGTGCTCCGGCATTATTTGTCCTTGTGGCTGCAAGCGCGGCTGGGTTCAGTCCCCGCGCATAGTCCCCAAGCGCGCCTTGCAGGGCGTTCAGAAACGTTGTTTTGCCGTTTCTCGTGGTCGCGCCGTAAAGCACGACCGCTATATCTTCTACCGGGTTACCTGCGATAGCATAGCCACACAGCTTTTGCAGGAACTTGGCGCGCTCTACATCCCCACTCATGACTTCCAACAAAAAATGTTGCCACACTTCCGAATGAGCTTCCCTGTCATAATGCGCGCATGTAACTTGTGTAAAACCATATGCAGGGGATGCATCAAATAGTACGTTACCACTCAGGTCAACAAATCCGCATGGTGTGTTCAATGTTCCTGGCACTCCGTCAAGGCTGGACATCTGGCGGGATATGTGCGGTCTAAGCGTTTTCATGAGAGCACTCCGTTTGTTGTGTCCGCTGTAAGCGTCCACCGCCGCCGCGCGTGCTGCCAATATCTTCTTTGCCTCGGCCTGGTTGGGGTCTTTTTCATCAAATCCGAAGAGCTTTGAACGGATGATGCTTACAGTTTCCTTACACCGCTCTTGCAACTCTTTATCCGCTTTTATCCCATCTGGGTCTTGCGCCCAGCGCTTCCCATCATAAACCATAGACCCGATGCCATTCACATGGCATAGCTTGTCCTTAACTCCTTCGCTCACAAGGTAATCTGCCATTGATATTTCATCTGTACCATTATTAAGCGGCGCAGATGCTTGGAGTATTATTTCCCGCACCTTGTTCTTATCTGTGGCGATTTTCAAAATGGAGTTACCTTCATTCACTTGGTTGCCCATTCGTTCACACCCCCTTGCGCTCCGGTAAGCAGGCCGCTTTGGTCTGCATTGTCCATTCCCCAAAGCCACAGGCAGCACAATATGCCAACTGCTTCATGCACGCTGACTTTCATCATCCTTGCAAGACGCAAGGTTTTTCTGTGCCCTATCAATGATTGATCTATCTTCGCCCACGCCATACCATTCCCCATTACAGTCCGAACTTTGCCGCCAGCTTTCGAACACCTCGCTCATATTCGCGCGGTGATAGCCCCAAGGCAGCCAGCTTTGCCTTTTGTGCTTCGTATTCCGCCCATGTGCCGCCACGCCTCGGCGCGCGTGGCGGCGGTTTCCGTTTCATCCGTTCACGCTCCCTTGCGTTGCTGTTCCTCAAGCCATTTTTCAAATGCTGCCTTTGTCACCATCACGCGTTTTCCGATACGGAAGGACGGGAATCCATGGGCTTGCATGAGGTTATAAGCGCCTGCGCGGGAAATGCCGAGGCATTCGGCAAGCTCCGGGGCTGATAGAGTGGCTCTGTTGTTTCCGTACATTTTTTGCGCTCCTTTCCATGTGCTTTATGGACTAATTATACCGCTTCATGCACCCTGTTTCAAGAAATTAATTAGACTAAAATTGAAAACATCATAATTACGCATTTATATACGTTTTAACATTACTCAATGACGATTTATAGCGTTGTACTATGCTTAATTTTATGGTTTTTTGGTATAAACTTTCATTAACTCTGTATAGAATACGGATTACGCTTGCGTTGCATTTAGTGCGATTTAGTGATATTATATTTTGTAAGTTGAAAAATGGGAGGGAAAAGGATGGATGGCGATTTCAGCAAGTTTGCACAGCGCCTGAAAGCGGCAAGGTTGAAGAGGGGGATTTCTCAAAAACATCTTGCGGAACGGGTTGGGATACGCAGTGCCACGCTTTCAGCCTATGAAAATGCGGAAGCGGAGAAGCGTGTAACTCCCTCGCTTGAAAATGCGGTAGCTCTCGCAAGGGAGCTTGAAGTTTCGCTGGACTATTTATGTGGCATAGATGCTGCCGGCATAAAAAAGTCTGCCACAGATGAAATGCGGGAATATCTGTACACGCTGACGAGAACGCGCGAGTTACTACCCACCAGTTCCACAATCTATGCGAATACGGAAGGGGAGGACAAATGGGGCGGTGTCACTGAATGGATGAGCGTGAATTTTCAAAAGGGTACTGCGGTGCATTCATTTCTCAAAGGCTGGGCAGATGTGTGGAAGCTATACCGTGATGGCGCGTTGGACGAGGAAATATATGCTGCCGTTGTTGGTTCTCTGTGCGACAAGTATGCGGCGCTCGCGGTGGAGGAGGAAAACGCTGCGACGAAGGATTTGCCGTTTTAACAAGGGGGGTGTGGTATGGCAGCACCATCAAAACGCAAGCGCCGCGCAGACGGCAACTATTCAAAGCAAATCACCATAGGCCGCAAGCCGGACGGGAAGCCCATCCGCAAGACAATTTATGCAAAGACCATTAAAGAGCTGGAGCAGCGCGCGGCGGAGTATGAGCAGCAGCTACGCCACGGCACGCTGTCAAGCAACGAAAAGATCACCTTCGCGGAGCTTGCATCCCTGTGGGTAAAGGACTACACGCCTAACGCGTCAGAGAAAACGCGCAAGGAATACGATGGCTTGTTGAAAAACCATGTAAACCCTGTGATTGGCGGTTACCGCATTATTGACCTGAAAAAACATGACTTGCAGGCGATAATCAACGGCATGACAGAAGCGGGGTTCTCACAGTCGAGCATGAAAAAGACGAAGATCGCGGCGGCGGCTGTGCTCGAATTGGCGCTTGATAACGATATTCTGATGCGCAATGTCTTTGCGCGTGTAAAGGTTCCCGATGTGGAAGCAGAGGAACGTCAGCCATTGACAGAACAGCAAAAGCGGCTCCTTGTAGAGACTTGGCAAGGCCACAGGATGGGGCTTCCGGCGCTTTTGATGATGTATTGTGGATTGCGCCGGGGTGAGCTGCTCGCCCTAACTTGGGGCGATGTAGACACAAAAAACAAGCGCATTACAATAAACAAGGCGGTTTATTATGTTCGCAACGCGGCGGAGATCAAACCACCAAAGAGTAAAGCGGGGAACAGGACAATCCAAATCCCGGACGCGATCATTCCGGCTTTGCAGAACCGCCGCCGCGCTTCCATGTTGGTATGCCCTTCTATGCAAACGGGCGGTGTAATGTCATACACGGCATTTCAGGCCGCATGGAGAAGCTATCAGCACTATTTGAACATTGCAGCAGGAGGAAAGGACGCAAGCCGCTCAAATCCGAAAATACAGGCCGTTGAGCCATTCACTGCGCATCAGCTCCGGCACCCGTATGTCAAGCACACGACAAAAATTTTTAGCTTGCGCTTGAAGTTTTTTCAAGCGCAGCCGGTTCCTGATGCTCTGCGAAAAACTCGCGGAGCTTTTCTGCATCTTCGGGAAGGAGGAAGCCATAACCCTTTCCTCCGATCCTGCAATAAAAAGATATCTTCATGGTCAATACCTCAATCGAAAATGTCTTTGATCTTATACGCGATTTCAATGCGGTTGTCGGGGTACACAAGCACCCTGTCAATGAGAAGGTCGGTCAGTTCGGCAGTCAGCCCTTCGGATTTGAAAATCGCTCTTGCGGCTTCCTGTCGGTTGTCGTGCCGCGTCTGTTCTTCCTGCTTCTGCTTTGCCTGTGCCAATACTACGGCATAGGCGTTTTTTGTTTTCAAAAGCAGTTCATCACACGCCGCCTTTTCTGCCTTGTAGGTATCAAGGTCGATTTCTCCCAAAAGATACCGTTCATACAGTAATCTTTTGCCGTCCTGGAGTTCTTCGATCTGCTGCTCATATTCAGACCGTTCAGGGGCGGCAGCTTCCATACGGATGGTGCCATCGGGGTTAAGGGACGCGGCAGCTTCCATCTGCTTTTTCAGCGTGATAAATACTGCCTTTTCCAGTTCCACCGCATTGATCCTCATTTTATGGCAGCGGCTTTCTTCGTCAGCTTCGGAATGGCGGCAGTAGTAATACGATGTTTTCTGCATTGTGCGGGACAGCGCGTGACCGCAGCATCCGCAAAACGCCTTGCCCTTCAGCGGATAGTCCCGCTTCTTTTTGTTGGGCTGAGAAAACCGGAGCTGGCTGGCCTGCACCTTTTCAAATATCGCTTTTTCAACGATTGCCGGATGGTGGTCGGGGATGATATACCACTTGTCCCTGTCCTTCAAGCGGCTTCGTGTGCCGCCTACTTCAAGGACAGCTCTTTTGCCGATCACATAGGAACCGATGTATCTTTCATCCTCCAAAATACGGAGAACGGTTGATGCACTCCAAATCCCACGGGTACGGGATATGTCATGGGTGTGGTTGCCCCGTGCCGCCTTGTATTCGCCGGGGGTAGGATAACCCCTGCGGAACAGTTCTTTGGCGATTGCGGTGCCGTTATTGCCCTCTGCGGCAAGCTGGAAGATAAGCTGCACAACGGCAGCGGCTTCCGGGTCAGGCTCCATTCTGCCATCGGCACTTTTACGGTAGCCATAAGGACAGATTTTACTCTGATACTCACCGCGCTGCATCTTGGCGTATTTCGCGCTCTTGGTCTTGATGGACATATCGCGGCTGTAATACTCGCTGATAAGATACTTGAAAGCGACATCCATGCCGCCGGTATCGCCCTTGAAATTGTTGGTGTCAAAATCGTCGCTGATGGAAATAAACCGGGTATGGAACAGCGGAAACACACGCTCAATGAAGTAGCCGGTTTCAATGCTGTTTCGTCCGAAGCGGGAGAAGTCTTTGACGATGATGCAGTCAATTCGATTTGCCCGCACCATTTCGATCAGCTTCTGTACCTGGGGGCGTTCAAAGTTTGTGCCGCTGTAACCATTGTCGATGAACTCCAAGATTTCAGCGTTCAGATATTCGGGCATTGCCGCCGCATACTCATTGAGAACAAGGAGCTGGTTTTCAATGCTCAGACTATCGTACTTGTAGTCCTCAATGGACAGGCGGATGTAGAGGGCGATTACATATTTCTGCATTGTTTCAACACCTCCACATAGTTTTCAAATTCACTCTGGAACCGATAGCAAACCGTGATCTGCCTGTCGTGGGATACCTCGATACGGTCAATCAGTCTTTCAATCAGGGCGGCGGTCAGTTCCCGGTCAGCTTTGATACTTTCTGCATCTCGTGCCAACGCCTGGTACTGCTCGATCCGCTCGTCCATAGTTCGCAGACCATCTTCCAACTGCTCAACTTCCAGAGCAATGTCAGCAATCTTGCTTTCGTACTTTTCCTTGTAGTCAAAGTATTCGTCCTTGGTGAGAACACCTTGGATAAGGTTTTCATAAAGGCTCCGCACGATGCCGCGCAACCTTTGGATTTCCTGCTTGCGGCTTGTGATCTTGTCCCGCAGCTCTGCCCGTTCAGCGGCCTGCTGGGGCTGTTCAGCCAATGACAGGCTGTATTTACCCAACGCAGTATTGAGTGCTTCCTGAAGCATATCTGCCAGCATATCCAACAGTACATCCTCACGGATGGTCGCGCCGGGGCAGGAATCTTTGCTGATCCTGCTTCTGCTCAGACAATGGTACAGGTACACATCATCGGTCTTTTTGCGGATATTTCTCTGTCTGTGCAAGCTGCCGCCGCAATGGGAACAGAACACCTTGCCTTTCAGAATGTTCGGGGTATAGGATTTGACTTCCCGTGCCTTGGCGCGCTGTGCGGTTTGGTCGAGGATTTTCTGTACCGCCTCAAACTGTTCCCGGCTGATGATTGCTTCGTGAGTGCCGCGAACAATCGTCCATTCATCGGCATCTGCCTTGACTTGTCTGTGGTCTACGGTTTTGGTCTGCCCCTGGACGAGATCTCCGGTGTAAACTTCGGAGCGGAGAATTACGCCGACTGTCCGGGTCTGCCATTTGCCGTTACCCAACAGATTTTCATGGGTGATCGTACCCTGGGTTTTCTTGTAGTGGCTCGGAGGTAAGAAACCTTCCTCATTCAGCCGCACGGCGATGGTATTCAGCCCCGCGCCCTCATAAGCCCATTGAAACATCTTCTGCACTACGACGGCGGCAACCGGGTCGATGATAAGCTGGTGGCAATCGTCCTTTGCTTTCAGATAACCGTAAGGAGTACGCGCCCCGATAAACTTTCCGTCCTTCATAGCCTGCCGCTGCTGCGCCCTGATCTTGCGCCCAATATCTAAAGCATAGGCTTCATTTATCATGTTGCGCAGAGGAATGATGATACCGGAATGGGCATCCTCCGGGGCGGCGGTGTCGTAGTTCTCATTGACCGCGATAAAGCGGATGTTTCTGATACGAAAATACTGCTCAATATAATAGCCGGTGTCGATGGTGTTCCGCCCCAAACGGGAAAGGTCTTTGACAATTACGCAGTTTACATGACCGGCTTCAATATCGGAGAGCATCTGCTGGAAGCCGGGACGGTGGAAGTTCGTTCCCGTAGCTCCGTTGTCGATGTAGGTATTGTAAACAGTGATCTCCGGGTTCTGTTCCAGAAACCGGGCGATAATCAACTGCTGTGTTTCAATGGATGCGCTTCGGGTATGGGAATCTTCTACCGAAAGACGGACATAGATAGCAGCGCGGCAAGTGTTATCGACTTCCGGTGCGATAACGGCAACCGTTTCTTTTCTGCTTTTTCTTGCCATACTTAACCCGCCTTTCTATGTTCAAATTCTTCGGTCTGCTGATTCTGCGCCGCCAGCTTAATGAGCTGCAACGCCTTTTTGTATTCGTCCTCGTAGGTAAAGGCAATCGCCAGTTCTTTCTTTCCCATGACACGGATGCTCTGTACCATGTGGATGAGCGCCCTGCGGTCTAAGGTTTCCAGAGTGGCAAACTGCGTAAACTGAGAAATCCAGCGGTTCCGCTCACTTCTGTTTTCCAGCACATCGGTCAGTTTTTCTTTGAGGACACGGATGCTTTCCTTGATGTCCTCTGCCTGCTTGGTGTACTTGGCTTTATAGGAAGCGTATTCTTCCTTGGTGAGCATACCACCCACAAGGCTTTCATAAAGCCGCGCCTTGAACTCCAAAACCTGTTCCAGACGGCGCTCATTGTCGGTGATATGGTCGCTGTATTCTTTGGCAAGGGCTTGATTGATGCTTGCTTGGTCAATGTCGGCAAGCAGCGTTTCCAGAGAGGCCACATTGTCAATGTAGGCTTTCAAGCTGTCCCGCACACAGGCGATCAGGCTGCTTTCTTTGAGCATAACCGGATGGGTACAGCCCTTTTTCTTTCCGGTAGGGCAATAATAGTAGTGGTACTCCTTGCCGCCTGCACGGTTGGTTTTACGGGTCATACGACTGCCACAGCAGCCGCAGATCAGAATACCGGAGAACAGGTACACGGTATCTTCCTTGGGAGAAGTCCGGGTGTCCAGCCCCTTGATACGCTGCACCAGTTCAAAGTCCTGACGGGCAATCAGCGGTTCGTGGGCTTCCGGTACACGCACCCATTCAGAAGCGGGGCGCTGTTCCATCTGTTTGATTTTGTAGTGGGGTGTACCCTGTTTGCCCTGTACCAAAGTTCCGGTATAGGTTTCATCCTGTAAGATGCGGATGATGGTAGTTGCCGACCATTTGCAATCGGCTTTGTCGGCGTAGCCCTTTTTTGCATAGGGCAGACCGTTGTTTTTCTTGTAGGCCAGCGGAGAGAGAATACCCAGCCGGTTCAGCTCCGCCGCGATCTTGGAAGCACTTGTGCCCTCCAGCCGCATACGGAAAATATCACGGACAACGCGGGAAGCGTAAGGATCGGGAACAAGCTGATTCTTATTGTCCTCGGACTTCATATAGCCATATACCGTGAACGCTCCGACGAAATCACCGTTGCGCCGCTTTACATCCAGCGAGGTACGGGTCTTGATGGAAATATCCCGGCAGTAGGCTTCGTTCATTATGTTTTTTACCGATACGGTAAGATCATCGCCGCTGCTGTCGTGAGCGGTGTCGATGTTGTCGGTGATGGCGATAAAGCGCACACCGTAAGCCGGAAACACCCGGCGCAGATAGCGGCCTGTTTCGATATACTCGCGCCCCAGGCGGGAGAGGTCTTTCACGATAACGCAGTTGATGTTGCCATCGGTGATGTCCTGCATCATTTCCTTGAACGCGGGACGGTCAAAAATAATGCCGCTGTAACCGTCATCAATCTTTTCGGACACAACCTCAATATCCGGGTTGCGCTCCACAAAGTTTTCAATGAGCTTGCGCTGATTGGAAACGCTGTCGCTCTCGCTGGAGCGGTCATCTGTGTAAGACAGACGAATATAAGCTGTTGCTTTGAATTTAGGCATGAAAAAGCACTCCTTTCTCCCGGATTGCTCCCGCATGAAAAGAGTGGTTATCAGGTCTATTAAGTTTTCATCCTTTTCCACACCTATTGTAGCACTCTCTGCGGAAAAATGCGAGTTTGTCGTTTACCGCAAAATGCCTTGCAGACATTCTTCCAAAGTTACCCCATTACCGGCGAAGCAGGCGTTCACCACAAATTCGCCGCAGCGGAAGCGGTAAGGGTTTTTGATCTGACGGATAAAGGCGGTAATGCGTTCTTCCTTCGGCAAGTCTTTGTCTACCGAGATTTCACGAATGTCCACCAGCTCATCCGCATGGTTTCTTAATTCATTCTGTGTCGATTGCATCATGGTGATCTCCTTTCCTTGGTCTATGGGTTTTCCTTAAAGCCACATGAATACGCTGACGGGGAAACCGTCAGCGCATGGTATCTGACTTCGAGGATTAGCTGCGCCGGTAAGGTTGGAGCCGCATAACATAGGCAGAAAACGGCGCGGCTGTCCTGTTCGTTCTTTTGAGATCATCCATCCTGTTTGCCACGCACCCCGGATGGTAGGCATGATGCAGGCCGCCCCTGGCAGGGCTGTCATAACTCCACGATACCGCTGTCCGAAGGACTGGCGCATACCGCAGGGTTCCCCCTCAAGTCTGTGGGAGGGCGTGAGCAAGTTTCATTATCCGCCGCGCTGTCATCGCGCCCGATTTGCCAAACCGGGTCTAAGGCTGCGTAGATCGCTCGGATAGCTTGTCCAGAATCACCTCCTTAGAGCTATCGTCATGGCGGCGCACCTTATGCCGCTATCACGCGGGTTTTGTGCCTGCATCATGGTCTATTCAGTTGTCAACGATCAGTGAAAGGTTTCGTGGAGAATGTCCCTTCACCTATCATCTTTTTTAGGGCGATTTTTTAAGTATTTTTACTTCCAGTCAGGAAACTTTTTTGAAATTTTTTTGTGAGCCAACTCAATGGAGTAGAATACAGCCGGTGCAGACACACCTTCTAACTCTGCAATTTCCTCCAAAGACTTCTGTTCCACTTCATACATCCAAAGTCTACGGAACTGCGTTTCCGTCAGCTTGTCCCTGATCTGAGAAACCATTGCAGATGCCTGTCTGTGCCTTTCTGCTCTTTCATGCTGGCGATCCACAACCACATCAATGGCAGGAATGGCAAGCGCAGCTTCGGACAGGTCATCAATGGACATATTGTGCTTGCCCTCTACCACATCACGATTGTCCTCGGTGTGGTAGTTTTCATCCGACCAGGACTTCCACTTCTGAAATTCTTCCTCGCTGGCGAAGTCCTCGCAGGTCAGACGGACGATGTTTTCGTTGGCGTCTATGTAAACGATGGCGCTGGCATCTTTCTTATTCAGCGCATAGCTGCTTTTTCTGTTAAACAT